TATCTACACTTTCGCTATAAGAAGATATTTTTAGGGTTTCATAAATCTTATCTATTACTTCAGTGGCCTCCGCGGAGTCGTAGGCCAATCCAAGCCTGGCGATCGCATCAGCTAGGCCGTGCGTCCCTAGCCCAGTCCTTCTGCCCCTAGAGCACGTCGAATACAGTTTCTCCCATAGCTCTTTTTCCTCTGGCTGGTCTGCCACTGATTTAATATTCTGTAGCTTCTCCAATTCTAGCTCAACCAAATCATCAGATAACCTCATAGCCACCGATACCACTTTATCAAATTCTTCAAAATCAAACCTAGAAGAAGATTTAAAAGGATTTTTAATAAAGTTTTTTAAGTTAATAGAAATCAGGCGGCAACTATCATAAGAAGATAGAGGCAATTCTGCACAAGGGTTCACACACTCTGTTTTAAAGCCTTTATATTCGTTGGCCGGTAGATAATCGCAGATATTGTCCCACATCAGGAGGCCGGGTTCTGCGGTAGTAGTGGCAGTCTCAACCATCAAATTCCACAACTCTTTAGCCTTGATAGTTTTTGTAACTGTGGGTTCTTCGGAGTCAACTGGAAATCTCAATTCAAAATCTTGTTCGGCTGTCACTGCTTCCATAAATTCATTTGTAATTTTTACAGAGACATTTGCACCAGTCACCTTAGTCATATCTTTTTTCATTGTAACAAATTTTTCGACGTCGGGATGGCGAATATCCATAGATATCATCAAGGCGCCGCGGCGACCATTTTGACCGATCATCCTACAAACATAAGAGTATAAATCTGAGAAGCTCCAGGCGCCAGAAGTCGTGCCGGCAGAATTATTAACTGAAGTGCCCTCTGGCCTTAGCTTAGAAATATCCAGGCCGACACCACATCTTCTTTTAAATAAATTTGCCAAGTCCTTAGCTGTATTCATTATAGAAGATATATCATCAGATGGGGGCGCGACGACGACACAATTAGATAGAGAGACATTTACAAAGTCATTTCCGATACCCATCATGGGCGATCCCTGGGGTACTATATACTTGAAATCTTTAAGGTATTTATAAATTTCTTTTTCCGTTAACATGCCCGGGCCATTAAATTTTTCTTCAACCCTGCGGAATTCTCTCGCCAATCTCCTATGCATGTCATCAGGAGTCTTTTCTAGGAAATTCCCTTCCTTGTCCTTGAGACAATACTTAGTAATCCATACGTTAGTAGCTAGCTCATCACCGGCAAAATATTTTAATGTGCCAGCTTCCACCTCTTCTTTTGTATAAGTTGTTTGCATTAACTAAGTCCTAAATTTTTTGTATTTTTCTTTCAGATTCTCATGCTGTTTCTTAACAGCATTCCTTTCAATCTCGGCTGGAGTTTCTGATGATTGCTCCAGAACCTTCATCTTCACACTCGCAGTGTCTATAAACATTGGAAATATTATTCCGTCCGGACCGTTTCTATTTTTAGCTATGAACATTCTTCCTGTATTGTTGCTTTTGTCTTCAATAGTTCTAGAAATTGAAAAAATAAAGTCTGCCACAAAGCATTTACTAAACGCTTCTGAAATAGATTCCATCGTAATTACCTCTGCGTTTAATCCAGATCTGTTGGTTTGGGATGCAGTCCACACAGGACAATCATTGTCTTGAGCCACAGCTCGAAGCTCTTCATAAATAGATTCTAATTCATTTCTTTTCTCGCGAAAAACACTTGATGGCTTGAGGAGGTCTGCATAATCTACTATAATCAAATCTACATTATGTCCCAGTTTCTTTAGTTTTTCTAATGACTTAGATAGAGTCTGAGGGCTAGCTGATTTGGTAGAATATTCCTTAATAAATAATTCGCCCTGGACGCCAACACAGGTCTCATGAACCCTCTCTTTGAGGTCATGTAAATCGTTCAAAGGAACATTGCTAACACAACTGTCATATCTCAAGCCAATAACTTTGTCAGATAACTCCATTGTGTAATGGACAACATTTTTACCGGCCTTAAGGGCTGCAGCTCCTAGGTGCACCAGGGCCATACTTTTTCCACTTCCCGTTGCTGCAATGCAAACTCCCAGCTCGCCCTTGCCCAAACCATTTTTACAAATCCTATCAATATATTTCCAATCAGTAGAAATAGGGTTTCTGGCTTTGAATTCGTATCTGGATTCAAAATCTTTTTTGTAATCATGACCGTGATCATGATCCATTCCTAATTTTAATGCCTCGTCGATCAATCCTTTGATTTCGTCATAAGACGAGCTTTGAAGAAGATTAACTGACTTTAGGATCGCCTCTTTTAGCTTTTGTTTTTTACAAAAGTCTAAAGAAGTTTCCTTAATATAGTCTTCGCCGGATATATCTCTGTTGGAATATCTTACAAAAAAATCTCGCACCTGCTTTTGGGTGCCCTCGTTTTCCTCGTCCAAGCCAGATTTAAGCAAAGACACCATTATATCTTTTGTTGGTTGAGATTTGTACTTATCTTTATATCTCACAATCAAACTAGTAAAAACTCTTAAATATTTAAGCTCAAAGAACTCAACATCTAAAACTTCTTCAAGTTGATCTGAAAAAGATCTGTCCTCTAGAAATAAATAGGCCAAGGACTCTTGAAACGATTTTCCATATTTTGAGAAATCAGACTCTGGCATTATCTCTCCGCGAATTTCCAGATCATATCATAACCAATTTATTATACATTGTCAACTGATATCTTTCTTAGTTTCTGCGAAAGGTCACTCCAATTAAAGTCTCCGAAGCCATCTCGCATCATAAGTTTTACAATTTCAGTTTTATTAAAAGAGTTGTCAGCCTCTAAAACAATATTTTTAATTTTCTTCTTTGTGGTTGCACTAATGCTTGGTGAATAAAGCTGCATCATTTTATAGTTTAATTTTACCGTGTCCTCATCTTCTAAAATACGACTGTAAATTTTTATTTTCGAATCAGAATTCTCTTTACAGTGATTAAATATATCAGTTAATGTATAGTTCTTTTCATCTCGCAAAAACGGAAACCTATTTTTAATTGTCTTAAGGCCGGCCCCTGGGATGCCTGGTAAATTGTCACTCTTGTCCCCTGCTATCGCTCGGGCTAACGTAAAGTTATTAGGATGAATTTCATACTTTTCTAAAATATTAATCCTGCTTAGGAACTCTTTTTGTACAGGCCTGTGAAGAATAGTGTTCTCATCTAAAAGCTGAAAGAAATCTTTGTCGCTGGATATAATCACCTTTTGCCAGTCTCTGTAATGAGGCATCGCCTTAATGTAAGCGATTATGTCATCTGCTTCAATGTCCTCATACATAAGTTGAGCTATCGGCATACTGTTAATGTACTCTATTAACCTTCCCTGCTGCCAAAATTTATTCTCAACTTCTTCGGATTCCGACATAGTACGCACTGACCTATTCAGCCTTATTGGCTTCCTGCCTGCCTTATAATCCTTTTTTAAGGATCTTCTTTTCCTAGAGCCGCCGGCGCCGTCCCAGCAAACAACCACTTTGTCTGGATTTGATTCTCTTATCAGCTTTTGTAAAATTTTAAGCGTGCCTTTCAGGCCGCCAATTGGTGCTCCGTTTGTAGAGAGCGATGGGTCTACAATATAGGCCCGGTAGAACATGTTTAACATGTCTACAATCAATAGTCTTTTAGGAGACATTAAGATATCCTGTTATTTTTCGATTTTTTCTATGTGTTTTATTCTGAACGAGAACACTCCCGATACAGAGTTAGCGGAAGCGACTAATTGCTTTACTTCTTGCTTGATAGACGGCGTAGTTAATAAAAATTTGATATTCAATTTTGACATATCAACATATTTTGATAATTTTTTAGAGGGCTCCGGCAAGTTCACGATAGTAATATCACAAATTGCTCTTAGCTGATCTAAAATATCAGTTATGTTTTGGTTACTATCTGATCGAAGAAGGGCAGTTGCGCGGAACATGTTTTCACTAGCACCGCCTAGGGCTTCGATCAAAAGCTTTCTAACTTGTCGTCTTTTTAACACAGAGGATAAACTCCTATGTTATAAATAGTTGCGGTTACGCTTCTATGCCATAGAAATCAGCAGCATTGCCTGTTTTATCTCGAAATTTCAGGATTACTTCCTCATCCATAAGCTCTAAGATCCGGCCCTTGAACTTTTCTTCCTGGAGCTTTTCAACCCATCTAGAGGACTGGAACTTGTCTGTAGTACCATCTGAATATTCCAAAGTATACCAAGCTCCTCCTGAGTGTATGTGTTCGGAGCCTCTGATCGCCTCAAGCCAAGACTCTTCGTCCTGCACTCCGACTTCATCACCCCAGAGAATCTTAAAATTACATTGCCTTCCTTGAGTGCCGAACCTAGATTTCTCTAATTTGACTTTTACTTCAGAGCCTATTCTAAACCCTTTGTCATCCTGAACAAAAGAAGCCTTTGCTTTTCTGCCAGTCAGCCAGACTCTAAGACTATAAGCATAGTGCATAGCCTTCCCTCCTGGCGTAAAGTACGGCGTTGTCATGGCTTCTGCTACGTTGCTAGTGATGTTTGTCTTGAGCTGGTTCAGGACGAGCAGTGTCGCGTTTGCATTGGCAATAGGCTGTACGAGCTTCGCCATCCCTTTGGAGAGGATACGCGGCTTCACAGCCATCGATGAGAGAGGATTAAAGTCCCCTTCCTGATCCGCTACCGACGGAGTAAGCGCAAGGCTATCCCAAATGAAAAGCATTTTGCTCTCGTTGCTCTCCAACAAGTCTTCAATAGTTTCAAGCACGAATTCAACACTATTGGCCTGAACATATAATAGAGTATCCAAATTACAGCCCGCTTTCTCTAGAAAAGTGGGGTCGATAGCAGACTCGCTATCGAAATAAACCACATCAATACCCATTTTTTGTGCGTTTGCTGCACATTGAGCGGCTAAGAAAGACTTACCTGTAGATTCCAGGCCGGCGATCTCAGATATCTTACCAACTGGTATTCCCGCTAGTTTTCCTCTACATATTATAGAGTCCAACCATCGAGATCCTGTGGGGATCCACTCCTTAACTTCGGTAGGATTATCCTTCCCCAAGTTGTGCGCTACGTCTAAGCCGACCTTCTTATTAATTAATTTCCGCATCTCACTAACTGAGAGGCGACCGGTCTTAATTTTCTTATTCTTTGCCAAAATAATACCCTATATAGTAAAAGAGCGCCGCGCGAAAATGTAAAGCAACTATAGGGGGAATATAGTATTTATTATTTCTCGCGCGGCGCCACCAATCAGCCTAACAGCTCTTCAAAAGCTTTATCGACTGAATTAGTTTCGTCAGGATTCTTTGATGAACCGAACTTCTTCGTCTCGGAAGATGTGTCATCAGTATCCTCACTGTCCTCGTCCAAAAGATAATTATCTAAAATGGCCTGGACCTCTGCGGTAGTCTTCTTCTCAAACAGTTCTGTGAAATCAGGAATGTTGTCTAACAATTCCTTTACTACAGCCTCGTCACTGTGAAGAGTAGACGACTTCCGGCGGGGAGTAATATTGGTTTGTGGAAACGCCTGCCCAGGCGCCTTCCCATAAGTTATAACCAAATCAGTACCCTGTTCTACGTCGGTGATATCACCATAATCGGGATTCAATACCAGATTAAGCAGATCGGAATACACCGTTCGGCCGAAGCCCCACACCTGAACTCCTGCTGGCTCAGTGTCTCTAACCAGTACTGGAGCGAAGAAACGCTGGCGAGCGTTGAAGTTCTTAGCCATCTTAATACTAGCTTCGTCACCATCATTATAAAGGTTCCGAACAAAACTACACACAGGACAATCTTCCCCAAAGTTCTTCTTCGGGCACATGACGCCTGGTGCGTTACCTACGTTATAATAAAACCAGTTCTATTTGAACGGATCTCCATCAGAAGTAGGTACAACCCTAATGGTTGTGTCGCCATCTTGCGGTCGCCAGAAGTTATTCTTTGAACCGTCTCTACTGTTGAGAGAGGATAGCTTCTCTCTCATTTTTGACATATTAATTCCCATAATATTTTCCTTTTATAAGCATGCTTGGCAAATCTCCCAAACATGTATAC